CAACCCTGTGAAGGATATGCTGAGCCGCGTCGACGAGGTGGGTTTTCGAGTTTACCACTGAAAAAAGAAAGTAGGTCGCCAACCTGATACTATATAGACCCTTCGGGGTCTATTTTTTTGACTTCAACATTTATAGCAGTATAATTAACATATATGACCACATTACACATATTAGGCTCTCCTTACAGTCCTACACATATTAATAATAGAATTGATCCATTTTCCATAGCAGCACTTAAGTTTATTAGGTTTATGATGAGCTATGGTTGGAACTGCATACATTATAGTGCAGCAGGAAGTCAAGTCCCTTGTGAAAATGTTATCTGCAATGATTACATACTTCCCGAACGTCCACCTAACACTAGAGAATTTAATAGAAGAGCAGGACCAGAAATAACCAAACGTAAACAAACAGGTGATATGATCATCTGTTTCCATGGCGTAGATAATAAAGGTGCATGTGACTACAACCCTGATCTTAAAGTAATAGAACCCAGTATAGGATATGACACTAAGGCAGTCTTTGCACCATATAGAGCATTTGTTAGCACAGCACAGATGCATATGTTCTACGGTGAAAGAGGCATGTTAATGAATCCTAGTTGGTTCGATGCTGTAATACCAAATGCTATGACAGCCGGTGAATTCGACTACTGTGAAGAAAAGGACGGATATCTATTATTCTTCGGTCGTGTTATGGAGACTAAAGGTGTTATACTTGCTATACAGGTGGCAGAACATACTGGACATAAGATTATTATTGCTGGCCCGGGCTCATTAGAATCATTAGGATATTCGCAAATACCTGCGCATGTAGAAATGGCAGGCCTATGCGATGCGGAACAGCGTAGAAAACTTATGAGTAAGGCCAAGGCTATTATCGGTCCTACTTATTATGTAGAACCATTTGGCAATATGATAACGGAAGGATTCATGAGCGGCACTCCTGCCATAACTTCGGATTGGGGTGGGTTTTGTGACACAGTTATAAATGGCTACACAGGTTTTAGGTGTAGAGAGTTCAGAGAATTTGTCACTGCTGTTAATAATATACATAAAATTAAGCCAAGTGATTGCCGCGATTATGCTATGAAAAATTATGAAGACACTGTAGTGCATGAGAAACTACACAATTACATAAGCAAAATAAGAGATTCAAACTTTTACAGATGAAAAAAGCATTCATTATAACCAGTGCTATAGAAGTTAATAACGATTTCCCACTTACCTATTCTAAAAAACGCAGTCACTTTGACACAGATGAACGTCTAAGACAAACTATAGTTTCAATTGCTACATTAGATCTAATAGGAGACAACGAAACTACGATTTATCTATTAGATGTAAGCACAAGTTGGCAAACGTTTGAACAACTATTTCAATATCAACGTAATCTAAAATTTATTAGTGTAAAAGAACATTTGCCAGAAATACATCAAATAGCTACAACTCATCCAAATAAGAGCTATTGTGAGTCTATTATTATGTCAAACTTTTTACGTAAGTTTAAGAATGAACTAAAAGATTTCGATTACATATTCAAACTAAGTGGTAGATACTTTGTAGACAAAAGTTTCGATATCAATATTTGCACACCAGACAATGTAGATAAAATATTCTATAAAAGACCGTTAGAGTTTCAATGGCGTGATGAATGGAACTATCAAATAGTAGATAGGCGCCAAGAACAAGGAACTAATACATTAAGACAGTATTGTTCAGTTTTGTTTGGTTGGGGCAAGAGTCATTACGATCACTTTTTAGATATTTTTACAGGCATGGCTGCAATGTTAGACCAACCTAGCATGATACACTTAGATATTGAAACATTAGGATATTTTTTAACTAGACCCTTTGAAGAAAACATTATAGAAACTACCTGGATAGTCTACGGTTGGGACGGCGCTACAGGTAAATTTTGGAGATACTAAATGGAAGTAAGCCTTATTATAATTGATAACTTTTACACCAATCCAGACGCTGTAAGAAACTTTGCACTGTCTCAGGAATTCTCTGTAAAAGGAAATTACCCTGGTTCACGAACTAGACCATTCTTTACAAACGATGTAAAAGAAGCAATAGAGTATAACATGCAGTTTGCAGGTAAAATAACTAACACCTACGAAAGTAGTGGTTATACCGGTGCGTTTCAACTTGCTACAGCACAGGACAGAACTTGGATTCATAGTGATCCATATAATATGTGGGCAGGCGTATGCTATCTTACACCAGACGCCCCAGCATCAGGTGGGACTGGATTGTTTAAACATAAACGGACAGGTGAGCATAAAAAAGTAACACAAGACTGGGAAGGGTATGATAATACAAAATGGGAATTGTTTGATCGGCTAGGCAACAAGTATAATAGGTTAATCATATACCGTGGTGACCTATTTCATGCCAGCTTGGATTATTTCGGTGATAATCTACACAATGGTAGATTGTTCCAAACATTTTTCTTTGATACAGAAAGACACTGATGGCAAAAATATGTAAAGTTATTTTTTCTACTAATAGGTTAGAATATCTCACACGAACATTAAAATCTCAAAAGTTGCTAGACTTCTCAGGTCACGAGGTGCATAGTATATTCTTTGATGACTTTCCCAAAGGAAGAAATGACTTATTGATAGCTACATTAGCCAAGGCATTTGGATACGAAGAAATAATATTGCATAAAGAAAACCAAGGCCTTAGCGTAACATGGTCGGAATGTTGGAACATACTAAAAGAAAGAGATTATGATTATATATGGCATCAAGAGGATGACGTAGAAATACTTCGTCCTATACCAATAGATGACATGCTGGTCATACTAAATGGAGATCCTAGTCTTAGCCAAATAACGCTACAGAGACAACCTTGGTATTTTACTGAACATCCCACACAGGCACTTGGATCAGACTGGACTTATAAACATTGGCGCTATGAAAAGAACAGTGCTATATTCAGTCCGATGGCCAGTCTTTACAGTATAGATCGTGTCAGGTATGATTATAGTGCTTGGCTTAAACAAACTTATCCAGATCGCGATTGGTGGCAGATTAATCTAAACGAAGGCATGATTGGTAAGGTGTTATGGGAAGGGCATAATCTTGTTGCAGGTAAAGTTAAAGGTGAGCAAGGTGAGCCATTAATCAATCACATTGGGGAATACTTTGTGGGCAAACGTGTATTGCCAAATGAACCCCATTACGAACAGTTTGAACGATATGATCCTAACGTAAAATATAATAGTCGAGATGGTAGCGTGTATGTCGAATAAGGTTACCATCGAAGAAATAGAAGAAATCGTAAAAGAAATAGAATCAGAAGATCCAATTGATTGGGGCATGTTGGCCATAGACGAATACAACGCAATGAACATGATTATCAATCAAATGGTAGAACAATATAACACACAATGGAATCTATTACCCCATGAAGATCAGATTAAAATATTATTAGCCAGTATGAGTAAATTAATCATTGAAAACTTTGTGCTAAATGTTAAACTAAGAAAATGAAAGAAAAATTTATACGTTTCTATATGAATGTTGCTGCTGGTGTGGCTGAATTAAGTTATGCTCGGAGATTAAAAGTAGGCGCCGTTGTAGTAAAAGATGATCGTATCATTAGTATCGGTTATAACGGTATGCCTTCAGGTTGGGACAATAATTGTGAAGATGTAGTGGTTGATGGCATTTCTAGCCAATTAAAAACTAAACCAGAAGTCCTTCATGCAGAATCAAATGCCATCGCTAAGTTGGCTAAATCTAACGAAAGTGGTGATGGGGCAGATTTGTTTATTACTCATAGTCCCTGTATTGAATGTGCCAAGTTAATTTACCAATCTGGCATTAAGAGAATTTGGTTTGGACAAAACTACAGAAGTAACCGAGGCGTAGAGTTTTTGGAAAAAAGCCAAGTTGATGTTGTAAAGGTTGACGGATGAACGTATTTATGTTAGTATGTTTAGGCAGTCGTGAGGGGAATTGGAAGACCTCTGCCTTTATGGCAGGATGGGGCAACGTCTTAGACATCGCTTTTGTAGGTTCGAAGCCTACCGACTGCACCAAGGATTAACATGCGATTCCACATCTTGGGCTTGCCCCACACAGTAACCAGCAAAGAATATAATGCCTGTGCCTATACTCAAAAAGTATGGAAGTTTGGCAAAATGATGAAGGCCCGTGGTCACGAAATTATCCACTATGGTCATGAAGAGTCTGATCTAATCTGTGACGAACATGTAACAGTATTAACCGCAGATGATTGGCGTCGGGCATATGGTGATTATGATTGGCGTAAACATTTTTTTAAGTTTGATACCGGAGACCATGCTTATCAAACATTTTATACTAATGCCATACGTGAGGTAGGTCGTCGTAAACAAAAACACGATTTTATTTTGCCGTTTTGGGGATATGGCGTAAGACCTGTTTGTGACGCACACCCAGACCTAATCACAGTAGAGCCAGGCATAGGTTATGCAGGAGGGCATTGGGCACGTTGGAAAATTTTCGAATCTTACGCTATATTTCATGCTTATTACGGACTAGAAGGTGTAGGTAATTGTAAACAAGACTGGTACGAAGCAGTTATTCCTAACTACTTTGATTTAGAAGACTTTACCTATAACGATAAAAAAGAAGATTACTTTTTATATTTGGGCAGAGTTTATACAGGTAAGGGCACACATATTGCTATTGAAGTTGCTGAAAAAGCAGGCGTAAAACTTAAAATAGCAGGACAAAATAACCTTAAAGCCATGGGCTATGATACCACTCCTGACCATGTAGAATTTATAGGTTATGCAGATGTCACTACCAGAAGAGAATTGATGAGCAAGGCTAAGGCTGCATTTGCTCCAAGTATGTATTTAGAACCCTTCGGTGGTGTTCAAATTGAAATGTTGTTAAGTGGTACACCTACTATTACTACAGACTGGGGGTCATTTGCAGAAAATAATATCAATGGAGTGACTGGATATCGCTGTAGAACATTTGAACAGTTTTTATGGGCTGCAAAGAATATATCAAAAATAAATCCCAAGGACTGCCGTAATTTTGCAGAAAACAATTTTAGTTTAGAGCGTGTAGGTGCTCTATACGAAGAATACTTCCAAATGGTATTGGATGTATATCAGGGGAGAGGATGGTACCATGAACGTCCAGAAAGACAGAATTTGGACTTTTTTAGTAGACATTTTCCCGGTTCGGCGTTCTAAAATGTCAACTATTTGCTATTTTAGGCGTTATAGTATATATACAGTGTAAATATTTGTGCTTTTTTAAAAGGAAATAAACATGAAATATCTTATCGCTACTATGATTGCTGCTTTTGGTATTAGTTCTGCTTTTGCTGCTGATGCAAAGAAAGAAGAAAAGAAAGATGCTCCTAAGGCTGAAGCCAAGAAAGACGACAAGAAGCCCGAAGCAAAGAAGTAATATTAGCCAGGCGTCGAGATTTACCATTAATACCTAAACAAGATTTTGACGACAATGATATTATTCCGGTAGATGACAGTATTGGTCGTAACCAAAACAGACTAAAACTTGTAGTAGAACCGGAATTATCAGATAGAATAAGATTTAGATTATGGTTAGCTAGACAACTTGCTTTACTTAAATTTGAAAGGGGATTTTTATAATCCCCTTTTTTATCTCTATAAATATTACTATGAACATATTTAAATTCATTAAAAACTGGTTGGCAGAGCGTAAACGTAAGAAAGAACTTAAAAAACGTATCGAAGAACTACGCAAAAGAGACCCATTCATATATAAATGATCCTCGGTATAACAGGGCAAAACCATGATGCCAGCATGGCATTAATAGATGGCCAAAACATATTATGGGCTGCACATTCAGAACGCTATACTAGGATTAAAAATGATCCTCTACTTAACACTGATATGGTTAAGGAAATGTATGAATATGGATCACCTGATCAAATAGTATGGTTCGAACGTCCTTGGCCAAAAAATATTCGTAGGCTATGGAGCGGAGAACGCCCATGGTATAAACATCCCAAAGAAGAACTTAAACGTGTAGGACTAGGCGGTATACCAGTAGAATATGTGTGGCATCATGAAAGTCATGCTGCTGCCGGTTATTACACAAGCCCGTACGATAAGGCAGATATAGTAGTGATAGATGCTATAGGAGAATGGGATACTGTTAGTTATTGGAAAGGTTCTAACGACCAGGTTAAAAAACAATGGAGTTTTAAGTATCCACATAGTATAGGCCTGTTTTATACTGCTTTTACACATTACCTCGGACTTAAGCCAAACGAAGAAGAATACATCTTAATGGGTATGGCAGCACTGGGCGAACCTAAATATGTTCAAGAAATTCAAGACTTTTTCTTTAAGGATTGGAATCCACCCAATTTAAAATTACGTTATAACCTGCATCAAGGATGTCGTTGGTGGGAAAGACCCGAAGATGCTTCAGATTATGACATCGCTGCCAGTGTGCAGGCCATTTATGAAAAATTTGTGCTAGGGTTGATGTCAAATATTACTTTGTGGGGCGATGTTAATAAAAACCTTGTGCTAATGGGAGGCTGCGCTCTTAACTGTGTGGCTAATACTAAAATTGCGGAGATGGGCTATTACGAAAATATTTGGATTATGCCTAACCCCGGTGATGCAGGCAGCGCCATTGGAGCGGTTGCCGCTTTAACCAAGCAACGACTAAATTGGTCAAGTCCTTACTTAGGTACTAATATAGATAGACCGTTAGACATAGACAATATTGTCGACGATCTAATGGCAGGTAAAGTAGTAGCAGTTGCTAACGGTCGTGCAGAGTTTGGTCCACGAGCATTAGGAAATCGTAGTTTATTATGTGACCCAAGAGGTCCACACGCTAAAGAAAGAATGAATGCTCTAAAGAAAAGAGAAGCATTTAGACCATTTGCACCGGCTGTATTAGAAGAACATGCAGAGACGTATTTTAAAATGCCCGTAAAACAAACACCCTATATGCAGTTCACAGCCGATTGTCTACAACCAGACCTACTACCAGGTATATGCCATTACGATAATACCAGCCGTGTTCAAACAGTAAACCACAATGACAACCCGCAGTTTAGAGCATTATTAGAACGTTGGTATGAACGCAGCGGTTGTCCAATTCTTATGAATACCAGTCTTAATATTAAAGGTGAGCCGTTAGTCAATTCGTGGGCTGATGCAGAAAGATGGCAAAATAAATACGGAGTGATTGTTTATTAACTTGTCATATGCCCATAAAAAAGTTCGATTGGTCAACGTTAACAAGACTAGAAATATATGATTACCTTCAGCTTTTAAGCACTAAAATAGTTAACAAACGAATCTCAGCTGATAAACATTATAAACTATTAGCAGATCATATTAGAAAACTTGCACCTATACGAGTTGAAAAACGTGCAAACTACAATGTAGGCAGAAATCAAGTTATTATATCAGGACAGTATAATTCCGAATGGGATGAAGAAAATAGAAAAGCCATAACCATATGTCTACTTTATTGTCCATTTGATAAACGGCTTACTATGCCAGATTGTAACTTCATTAATACTTGTAAAAACATAGCAGATACCATATTACACGAATTGATACATATGAGACAGTATAGGCGAAGAAACTTCGAATACAGAAGTGATTACAAAAGTAAAGAAGAACAGATTGAAAAAAGACGAGAACAAGCATATCTAGGAAATAAAGACGAAATCGATGCATTTGGTTTTAATATAGCCTGCGAACTATATGATAGATTTGGTAATAGGTATAGAGACATTGAAAAATATTTGAATTGTACAAGACCAAAAAAACACTGCCTATACAAGTATTACCTAAATACATTTAACAATGATCATACACATCCAGTTATTTGTGAATTGAAAAAGAAAGTTAAGAACTACTTGCCCTTTGCTGAAATGGGTAAACCTTACAAAAATAATTATTGGATCTGGTATTGACCTAATGTTATTATAATGCTATACTTTTAGCATGAAGGTAACATCTCACAAGGATTAAGATGACAGAAAAATACATAATGGAAATGCCTGGTACTTTGGGCAGTGCAAAAATAATCTTCAGGGATGAGGGCCAATCTAAATACAATATAACGGAGACTGTGTTGGAAAATAAAAAGTTAGTAGAGGAGGCTCCATATCATCCAGGTTATGAAGGCGCAGTGTTTAATGACTTAGGCCGCCCTTTAAACCAAGTAATTAGATCTCGCATGAAATCCGCCGGTAAACGATACTGGGCGGGCGATAATATTAGTGAGTTTGTTAGTGAAGATGACAAGGAACGCCTTATTAAAGAAGCCACTACGGCTTTTGAAACAGTATTAGATACGCTGTTAATAGATAGGCAGACTGATCCTAATAGTCAAGGCACTGCTCGCAGATTGGCTAAAATGTATTTTAACGAGATTATGGCAGGTAGATATGACCCAAGACCCGATGCTACAGCATTTCCAAACGACTCGCAGGATCGTTACGAAGGTATGCTTGTAGTTCGTAGCGAACTTCGCAGTATGTGTAGCCATCATCATCAGCCTGTTTCCGGTGTTGCTTATATTGGAATCATTGCCGCTGAGAAACTTATAGGACTTAGTAAGTATACTCGCATTGCTCAGTGGTGCGCCCGTCGAGGAACACTACAGGAAGAACTAGCTAACGACATAGCCAGAGAAATCGAACGTGCTACCGGAGCCGAAGATCTTGGCGTTTATATACAGGCCACACATGGTTGCTGTGAGAATAGAGGTATTATGGCACATAGTAGTCTTACACAAACTACAGTGCTTAAAGGTGCCTTTAAAGACGACCAAGGCACAAAGAAAGAATTTATGGATAATATAAAACTACAGCAAGAATTTGCACCGAGGTGAACATGGCTACTTGGCGAATAACAAACTATCGTAAAAAATCAGCAGACGAAATTCAAACCTGGCGTAAAGGTAAAGATGAATTTCAAAAAACAGAAACATATCGTTGGGGTGTTTGGGAATGTGAAAGCGATGAGCAACCTGTAGTGGATTTAGATAATCCAGATGGATGGAGTCCTGATAATGCAGATCAAGAAGACTACGCTTGGGAAATGGTGGAAATGATTGATGGAGTCTATGTCGATTGGGACTTTATGGGTTGTCCTGATATGGATGAAGAAGAACAAGAACGTATCAAAGAACTCTGGAATGAAGATTATTACGAAGGATTAGAGGGCGAAGATTGGATAAACGATGAAACAGAATATTGGATTCACGGTCCTTTAAAATTAACCAATGTAGATACTGGCGAAGAATTCCATGGACAAGACTAACCTACACGAAAAAATATTCGAAGCAGCAATTAATCAGCTTAGAGAAAAATATTACAACCCTGATAACGCCACTGCTATTCCTAGAGACGACTTGCACTGGACTTACTATAAAATGATTGTAGATGCCTGTGCTCGCAATGTAGACCATATTCCTATATGGGATACTAACCTCGGTGATCACATTCGTAGTAAAATGGGCACACTATGAGAATAGAAGAAGATATTAAATTAGACTTTAAAGATGTTCTCATTCGTCCAAAAAGATCCACTCTTTCGAGTCGCAGAGATGTCGACCTAGTAAAGTTTTACAAGTTTAAACATAGTAGATATGAATATGAAGGTATTCCTATTATGGCTGCTAACATGGATGGAGTTGGCACAATCAGCATGGCTGCGGCACTACATAAACAAAGATTGTTTACTTGCCTTACTAAGAGTTATAATAAAGATATAGACAATTTTGCAGACTTTAGAGTTTGTCGTGATAACTATGCTGTAAGCACAGGAACTAGTGAAGAAGATTTTCGTAATTTAAACACCATTATCACAGGCGTAGGTGCGCAATTTATCTGTATAGATGTAGCCAATGGTTATAGTGAACACTTTGGCGATTTCGTAGAAACAGTTAGAAATCGTTGGCCAGATAAGACTATCATTGCCGGTAATGTAGTAACCGGTGACATGACACAGGAGTTAATATTACGTGGAGCTGATATTGTTAAAGTGGGCATCGGCCCTGGTAGTGTTTGCACTACTCGTATACAGACTGGCGTGGGCTATCCTCAACTTAGTGCCATTATCGAAGCCGCGGATGCTGCTCATGGTCTTGGTGGACACGTCATTGCTGACGGCGGATGTACTTGCCCTGGCGACATTGCTAAGGCTTTTGGTGCAGGAGCCGATTTCGTAATGTTAGGCGGCATGTTTGCCGGACATGATGAAGGAGGTGGAGAAAAGGCAAATGGTAAGGTAACTTTTTATGGTATGAGTAGTGAAACTGCTATGAATAAGAATCATGGCGGTATGGCTGAATATCGTAGCTCAGAAGGACGCACAGTGGAGATTCCATACCGAGGGCCTGTAAAAAATACAGTATTAGACATATTAGGTGGGTTGCGTAGTGCCTGTACATATGTCGGTGCTGAAACTCTTAAACAATTACCCAAATGCACTACATTTATTCGTGTTAATCGTCAAATTAATGAGGTATTTGCAAAATGAAAAAAGTCACAGAACTAACTGATGAAGAAATCGAAACCTGTATAGATGGCTCCAGCAACATAGAAATGATTCGTGATATACTGACCAAACACGGAGTTGTTGACTTAGAGGGGTGGGTAGATCCTGAAATATTTGCTGATTGGTTCGCACAGGGCATAGAGGGCTATATAGATGCAGAACCTGATAGTGATGAATGGATTGAAGCCAATGATACCAATTGGAATTGGGGTTATGATATTGGAGATAATATAAACTCTTTAATTAGTAATAACTTTCAAGATGAGTAAAATACTACTTGACCTATCGCCTAAAAGAAGTATAATAATAAAACAAGGAAATTCATGAAAAATAAAGGTAAACTAAACATTCCAAACAGAAGTCAACCTGTGCAGGCGCAGGCAAGACCTCAACCTCAACCGGCTCCGCAACAAGGACAGAGACCCAGTGTTATGATCGCTGTTCCTGCTATGGAAATGGTTAATGCAGAATTTGCACAGCATTTAGCCATGGCCGCAGCTAATCTAGTTGCTAACGGTATTAAAATCAACTGTGCATTTAATATCGGTTCGGTTATTACTATTGCACGTAGAAACTTAGTCGATATTTTCTTAAAAACAGACTTTACCCATATTTGGTGGGTTGATAGTGATATGAAGTTTCCTATTGACGCACCATTAAGACTGTTAGGACGAAATAAACCCATTGTAGGCGCAAACTATCGCAGACGTAGGTTTCCTAATCCTAACTTTACAGGAATGATAGGAACTACCGGATCATTTCAAGAGTTTCAAACTACAGATAATAGTCCAGCAATGGAACTTATCGATGTTCTACCTCATGGTATGGTTCTTTGTAAACGTGAAGTATATGAGAAAATTCCTCAACCTCACTACTTACAAGAATATGTACCAGAAAAGAACTTAGAAATTGGTGAAGACATTTTCTTTTGTCAACAGGCCCAAAAAGCAGGTTACGAAATTTGGTGTGATCAAGAACTAAGCAGAGAAGTAGCACATATCGGTATTTTCCACTTTAACTATAATCTGTCAGTTCCAAAATAAAAGGAAAGACCATGCTGTTTGAAAGCATAGAGATTAGACAGGTTAAAAATGGAGTTATAGTAACTCTACGAACCGAAGACGATGATGATCAAGAATATGTTTATGATTCAGATCGCAAAGCCATTAAGTTCGTAAAAGACCTACTTGAACTCAAAAGTAAAGACCGTACTCCAAGTACAGCATAAAATATTATGACGATTAAAAAAACTTATAGCGTAGGTGATACCGTATGGATTTATGGTATCGAGCGTTCCAACAAACTTAGCAAGGGCCGTGTTGTTAAAGTATTTGAAATAAACGGCTACGATGGTATCCATTATGTTATTGCCATCCCTACTCACATCGAAGATTTATTAGAGATTCGATCATGGGAAACCATGAGCCAAGACGAACATGGTCCCATTGGCATGTATAGAGAGGTCATGGACACATTCGAATCCACAAACCGACTATTAAGAAAAACCGGATATGGGCTTCCAGAACATGATGACGATGAAGTAAGCCAAGAGCAAATACTTGCTGCCATAGAAAAATCAGGTCAACTTGCTAAACATGATCCTCTAGTCTTAAAAGAAAACAAACCAAGGCGTAGAAGGTTCGCGAAAAAGAAGAAAGTATGATACCTTGGCAGCATATTCTTTCTTCATTAGATCCAGAATATTTAAAATGTGTTAATGCCTTGGAAGACGGTCCTCAATATAGATGTGGTCTTTCAAAAAAAGGAAAATATACTGTTTTACAATTGCATGAATATTGGCAAATTGATGATAAATTGTATGATACTACCGATAAACATGTTAGATTCGATGATCACATTTCTTGGATAGAAGAGCAGCTAATAACTTGGCCAGATGTTAAAAGGATGGCATGGGATCAATGGTATTTTAAATATCAAAGAGATGCTAAAAAATTTATAACATTGTTTAATATGAAATGGTTAAGTTAATCAAAACTATTGTACATACTTTTCCAGCAAGCGATTTTCTCGATATAGAAAATCAGTTTATATACGAATCCTGGGAAAAAACAGAAATAGGTCAATGGATGAAAAAACACTCTGTCAAAGAATTAGAAATAGATCATAAGGCTGTAAATTGGGCAATTGATATGGGTGGCGGATATCCCAGTGCTGTACAGATAACTGTAACAGCCACTTTAACAGAGAAAGATTATGTTTTTTATAAATTAAAATGGGCCAAGTAACTTACAAAGAAGTCTTAGAAGACAATAAACTGGTAATAAAAGAATATCATAAAATCAAGGTCCACTCTTTTGCTATGGGAGATGTAGACGATCCAGATTTCTACTCAGCACAACCGCTATGGGAGTGGCAACAATCAGACCCAGGCAAGTTTGTTATGGAAAATTCTATAGAAGAACCTGTTTTTCATAGAATGATCGATCAATACACTTACGGATACAGGTATACTATTGTGGCTGTGTTAGAAAAGAAAAAACTTTCAGAGTTTTACATGAAATGGGGTATACCCACAAACAACAATACATTTTAGGTTAAATATATGAATCCATTTAGAGATCAAGAAAAATTTATGCGTGCCTCGGACCAAACTGTGGGTGAGCAAAATGGAAGGCAGTTCGCACTTTATATGAGTCTTATTACAGAAGAATATAAAGAACTACAAGATGCTACTACACAACTGGACCAACTCGACGCATTAGTTGATATCTTAGTTGTAACTATTGGCGCTATTCACAGTATGGGAGCAGGTGCCGAAGGAGCATGGAAAGAAGTTATGCGGTCTAACTTTGCTAAAGTAGATAAAGATACAGGTAAAGTTCGTAAGCGTGAAGACGGGAAGGTCTTGAAACCCGTCGGTTGGACACCACCAGACCTTAAACCTTTTTTACCTAAGGAGTAATTAAATGTTTGCTACAGACACTTTGACATATAATTCAAGTTGGAGAACAGCGGCAGAAATTAATTCTGCTATGGGGCGTGTTTATGGTCATATGGGGCTAGCCGTATTGACCAGTATGGTTGTAAGTTTTTTGGTTAGCTCTAGTCCAGCATTAATGACCTTCTTATTTACAGGTATTATGAAGTGGATCATTATGTTCTTACCGCTTATAGCAGTATTTGGTATTGGATATGCGCTAAACAATAATCCTAGCAAACCAATAGCAGTTGGTTTACTACATGGCTTTGCCGCTATTATGGGCCTAAGTTTTGCCACAATATTTGTAATATTTAAAATGGGCAGTATTTTTGGTGCCTTTATGGGTGCCGCAATTTTATTTGGAGTTATGAGTGGATACGGATACTTCACAAAGAAAAGCCTGGATAGTGTCGGAAAGTTTATGTTTGTTGGTCTTATCGCTATTATTCTTGCCAGTATTGTCAACATT